TTGTTCCGTGCGATAAAAGCGCCGTAGAACAGGGCACGGGAGTTGGACAGCAGATTGGTCATCTGAGTGTACTGGCCAATCTGAAAACCTGCACGTTCGGTAGCTTCCACGCTGTCACGGGTGAAAGTCAGCTCATAAGTGTTCTTGCCATCGGGGGAATGAAAATTGATAACCTTTGCAGCCATAATAAATGTTCTCCTTTATAAATAGGGGCAGAACCAAATCTGTTGTTCAGTTCTGCCCGGTTTGATTGATTCGATTTTTGCGGTTTAGCCGCCATTGATGGTCAGCGCCTTAACGAACTTCGGCTTGGTGTGGAAAATGCAGTTGATGGTCATTTCCACAACCTCATCCACGCCAAAGCCGGACAGACCAACCTGATGCATACCCTGCCAAGTGAAGCCGGAGCCGTCCTGCATCTTAATTGCATAGTACTTGTCGGGGTTCTCTTCGGCAAATTCATCGTAGCCAGCTTTCTGAACCGATTCGTAATCTTCCTTGTTGTAGTTTGCGGTAAACGCCTTAATATCGGACTGGTTAATACCAAAAATCTGCTTCTGCATCGGATCAGACAGGGTGGTGGCATCCAGAAGGTTCGGATCGGAAATCATATCCGGGACATCCTTGATGTCACACAACTTCGTCAATGCAGACTCGGTAGCACCACAATACAGGGTGGTATTCAGGCCGGAGATAGCAGTACTCATAGAATGTTTACCTCCTTATTTTCGGTAAATCATTCCGTCCTCTCCGATTGTTGCCCCGTAGCTGCAATCAATCCGATAGACGGAATTGTTGTACAGCCCATTCAACGGGGCAAACGATTTTCGATAGAAATTGAGCGGTTCCAACACAGAATCCACGATGTCCACAATGGAGCGGGCTTCTGCAATGCGTCCGCTGGTTTTGTTGGAATAGACACGCACACGCAGGGAAACGGCAGCATACTTGCTTCGGCTGGCAGAATCAAGATGAACCGGGAGGTTGCTGTTTTCCTCTATCTGCACACATGGAAACTTCTTGACATTGCTGTCATTGATTTCGCCAGTGACGAAGATGCCGGGTACTTGCTTTCGCAGTTCCTTAGCAACAACCGTAAAGATGGAATTGAAATAATCGATCAACTATTCCAGACCTCCCTCCACGTTGCTTCTACCTGAGAAGCCATTTCTTCAACAGCTCCCCACATAGCCATAGCCGGTTCGTTGCCGTCCGTGTAGTTAAGCTGTCCCTTGCCGTCCACCGTTTTTACAGGTGTACCAGCATTGCCAGCTTCGCCGTAGTAGTACCAGCGGCGTTGTGCGCCGTGTCCTTTACCGTAAGAGCCATGTGCACCAACACCGGGCGGTAGTTCACCGCCATATCCGTTGTGGTGTGCGCCTGTACCGAACTCAATAAAAGCAACTGCTTTTCCTTCGGCAATGATGGTGCAGGTGTTTCCGTTTTGCTCAACACGACAAGAAACATCGTTTCTGCCAGCATATTCGGCATTGGCAAAGCGAACTTTCGCCACATCAAGCCCTTTGTCAGCCAACGCTTTTGCAAACTCCTTTGCCTTTTGGTTCAGGGTGGTCTTGTACTCCTGTATCTGACGTTCCGCATCACAAAGTCCGGCATCGCTCAACCTCACTTTAATTTTCACTTGCGGCCACCTCCTTCAGCGCATACAACGTGTCCGTGATATGCTCTGCGACTTTGACCACGATGTAGTTAAAAGGATTTGAAACATCCGTCTGAAACCAGACGTGCGTGCCCTCATAAAGTGGAGTGTTATGCTTTTTGCTGGACGAGCTGACAACGTAGCTATAATCCGTGAACGCGCCGAAAGGGCTTGCTTCAGCAGAACCAGTAGGCGGACTGACGTTCAGCATTAGCTTTGCAGGGTCACTCCACGTCTGCGATGTCT